ATATCCACGAGGATAAATTGAAGGAACTGCGGGAACAGCAGGCTTTGCAGGAGGCCTTTGACGCCGCTAAAGCTGCCAATATGGCTAAAAATGAATTTCTTTCGCGTATGAGCCATGATATCCGTACCCCGATGAACGCCATTATGGGGATGACTGCCATTGCCGGTAAATATCTGGACGACAAAGACCGTATCCAGGATTGTCTTGCCAAAATAACTACTGCCAGCAATCATCTTTTGAACCTGATCAACGAAGTGCTTGATATGGCTAAAATCGAAAGCGGCAAGCTCAATCTTCTGGAGGAAGATTTTTCTATCAGTGCAATGCTGCAGGAATTGCTTGATTTGATCAATCCGCAGCTTTTAGTTAAAAAACATCATTTCACTCTGACTAAGGCACCGGAACTGCGCGATAATGTTCTGGGCGATAAGCTGCGCTTGAAACAGCTGCTGCTCAATATCTTAGCCAATGCCATCAAATATACGCCTCCATATGGCAGTATTTCTTTAGAGGTACGCGAAACACACTCCCGGCTCCACGATACTATTGGCTACGAATTTATTATTACAGATAACGGCATCGGTATGGACTCTGAATTCGCCGCCAAAATTTTTGAACCGTTCGCCCGTGCGTCCGATTCGCGAACCAGCGAAATAGAAGGTACAGGGCTGGGAATGACCATCGCCCTCAACATCGCCCGTATGATGAACGGCACAATCGATGTCCAAAGCACCTTAGGCAAAGGCTCGGCCTTTAAGGCTACGGTTTACCTGCGCCCGCACCAGCAAATACGCAGCAGCAAGGCTTCAGCGCCTGCCGCCGGCATCGACAGTCTGCAGGAAATAAGCTGCCGTGGCAAACAAGTCCTCCTTGTTGAAGACAATGAACTTAATCTGGAAATAGCTGTAGAACTATTAAAATATGCCGGACTGAATATCACCACCGCCAAAAACGGTCTGGAAGGGCTGGATAAATTTAAAGCCGCACCTCCCGGGACCTATGCCCTGATATTGATGGATATCCAAATGCCCGTTATGAATGGCCTGGAAGCGGCTAAAGCGATCCGCGCCCTGCCTGTTAACGATGCCCAAACTGTGCCTATCGTCGCGATGACGGCCAACGCTTTTCCTGAAGATATTGCCGCCACCTTGCAGGCAGGAATGAATGAACATCTCAGTAAACCGATCGATTTAGAGCAGTTTCATAGCATCCTGCAAAAATGGTGTCAGTAAATTTAACAAAAGTTGTTGACAACAGCACTGCAATCAGATATAATATCATCGTTGCCTAAAGATTTAGGCAATCTCAATGACTCCGTAGCTCAGTTGGATAGAGCGTTTGACTACGAATCAAAAGGTCGCAGGTTCGAATCCTGCCGGGGCCACCATTGCTATTCAGACACCGCAATAATTTGCGGTGTTTTTTATTTTCTGGGGAATAAATGTCAATTTGATACGGGGAATATTTGGGGAAGATTTTAACGCCTTACCATCATAGAATTATATCTTAACAACTATCCCTGCCATAACATTATCTTGTCGTCCCGCAATCCAACCACCGATATTACCTTTGACCGGAAAACCTATCAGACCAACAGCGCCAGATTTTGACAATCCTACACCGATCTCCCAGCGTTTGGTTTTATCTACTACCGGTACTGTGATATTTAGATCAGCGTGGCTAGTTTGTGTGAGCTGCAGCTTATTTTTATCAAAAATATACTTTTCATCATCGGACTTTTGGATTGCAAAATCTTTGCCGTTTACTTTCACTGCCAGCTCCTGCTTACCAACATTTACATCAACATCCGTTTTTTCTGTACTTCCGTCCTGGTAGATATACTTAGGCACATAAACAATTTCTGTTTTAGTATCAGTTTTATATTTTACCTCTGTTTTTATCTCTGGTTCTGAAACCGAGCATATGTGCAACCACGCACGTGCACACCAACCGAGAAAAAAAGCAGCTACGCATAACAGTAATACAATAACTTTATATTTCTTTTCCACAAATATACCTCCATAAAGTAAAAGGGCATCTTAAAGATGCCCTTCATCATTTTTATTACTCCTTATGAGTTTGCGTAATCCGTTACGCCACGAGCAATAGCCTTTGCAAGCGTATCTTGTTTATCCTCCAGCAAAACAACATCGTGATCGTTATCAATAAAACCCATTTCGATAAGAATAGCCGGCATATCGGTATTTCTCAGCACAGACAAATTTGGGCGTTCCTTCAGCCCACGATCTAAAATATACGGATCAACGCTTTGTTCCGTATCAACAAGTTGCTTATGAACACAAGCAGCCAAGCGTTCAGCCTCGCTGCCAAACTTAAACACCAATGTTTCAACGCCTCTCGCATAGCCGTCAAACGCATTGCAGTGCAAACTAACGAATATATCTGCACCCCAGTCGTTAGCAGTTTTACAAACATTCGGATATACTGGAGTTTCGCCGTTTAGGTTGTCACTCTGCAGACGCATTACCTCGCATCCGGCATTTTTCAGATAATACTCAACAAGTTTTCCTACAGCCAATGCTACGTCACATTCTTTTAACCCACTATTAGGATTCACGGCACCAGAATCAACGCCAGGCATATGGCCAGGATTAATAAATACTTTCATTATTTTTCACGCTCCTTTTCAAATGGATCGGGCACTCCATTCTCGTTTTTGTCTACTAAACTCGTAGCTATAAAAGTCACAAATGCAACCATAGCCGGGCCTATAACCTCTCTTATCAGTGCCAGAAGATCAGACATAACAATCTTATCCAACCACAACCACATATACATCCACGCAGCGTAATAGGTTAGTACCAGCAAAACGACTGCAATAAAATAGCCTACAATGACAGCCATTATTTTTGGCGACATTGAGGCTACTTTATTTCTAGCACCTATTATTAAGTTTTTTATTTTTTCAAGCATAAATATCACTTATCCTTACACGAACAGTTATTACATTTGTTTTCAATCAGTAATAGCCGTTCACCAACTTCGTTAATCCTGTTATGTGCAGATTTTGCCTTCTGATCAATCTCAGCAAATTTTATCTTTAACTCTGTTGTACGTTCTTGCTCCCTATTAATAGTCTTTGCTAAAGCGTCAACAGTCTTTTGGAGGTTTTCTATCGCTGTAGACAAAGGATTTATGATCCAAATCTTAAATACAAAACCTACTATACCAAATAAAAAGCTAAAGATTGTTATTGAAGCCATTGCCATTTCAACCATCTTTGCACCGCCTAATCTAATATAATAGCGTCCAAATCCTCTTTGCTTAATGCTGCGGCTACCTCTGCCTGCTTACTCCAACCTCGCTGCTTGCAAGCGCCTACGTAGGACGATAAGTCAGCACACCATCTATATACCTGCGCTGCGTTAAGATACTGTATTGTTTTAACAGTTTCACCATCTTTATACCCCCGTACCGGGCAGCCGTCAGGATATTCATTCTTAAAACGTTCAGTGCTTACATTAAGCGCAATCCCCTGAATCGTAAGCTGCGTGTCCTTATCGCTATCATATCTTACTATCTCACCAGTGCATTCAGATATAAACCCGCCGGTAATTTTACTTTCAGTCCAAGCGTCTATCTCTGACAGCTTAATCGCTTTAAGCTCATCAATGGTAGGCACTATATATTCACGCTTAGCCTGCTTTTCCAAAAGTGTATCAATGCTATTCAAAATATCCTCACATACTGTGTTTGGATACGCTTGAAATGCTTCACCGTTTAACCAGCAAGTTTGCGTTGTTCGATTATAATCAATAGTTTGATAATTGACTTTTTCCTCATAGTCAGCAAGAAAATTTTCTTTTGTTTCTTGATATGTTTTGCTATTAGCTTGTATAATGACCTGATTTTCGTTATAAATAATTAAATCTTGCATTTGTGACTTCCTCCTTATGCCGTGCGCTTCCACATAAAAACAGACAGGTACGGCTGCATAATATTATGAGCGCTGTCGCCGCCGATTGATTCAAAGGTTAATTTATGTGCGTGCGACGCATTAATACTAGACCTGCCTGGCTTTTGACTACCGGTACTAGCACCAACCCAGCCTGGAGTTCCATCGTATGTGCTCTGGGAGATTATTCCACTTGCTCCACCTAATGGTCCGCCATCATTCCATGTGACGCTCCAAAAATTTTGATAACCTGTAAGAGCAGCAGAGCTTAATGTTCCCGTAGGAGTAAATCGTGGTATTTCCCCGACAGATAACTGATGTTCGTGTTCGCCACCGGTACTGCCAGCTTTGTATTCTACTCCCCATTCTGATGTCCCCTGTGCCAGCAAAACACGTCCTGCCGGCATTGCCTCCCACGTACCGCCAAAAAGATCTGCAGGTGATGTCGAATTTACAGACATATATATACTGCCTACCGGGTAAATTAAATCAATTAACCTTTGCATTGGTACTAATGATTCTATAGCCTCTTTCGTCTTTAACGGCGTCATCGCTTTGTTATCAACTACACCAGCGATAGCTTCATCTGTTGTTGCTATACCAGTAATACCAGCTAGCCCTTCTATGCTATCAGCAATATCTTTGGCCTTATTCGCACTGCTTTCTGCTGAGGTAGCGCTATTGGCCGCATTAGTTTCGCTTGTCTTTGCTGCTGACGCGCTGGCTGCTGCAGCTGTCTTACTGTTTTCTGCTGAGGTAGCGCTATTGGCCGCATTAGTTCCGCTTGTCTTTGCTGCTGACGCGCTGGCTGCTGCAGCTGTCTTACTGCTTTCTGCTCCCTTAGCGCTATTGGCCGCATTAGTTTCGCTTATCTTTGCTGCTGACGCGCTGGCTGCTGCAGCTGTCGCACTGCTTTCTGCTGAGGCAGCAGCATTCTCTGCACGCTCAACATATAGAATATAAGCATCTGCTGGAGGAACAGACATAGGAATAGCACCTTCCAACTCTACATCTAAGCATATTTCATTTCTTGAAATATCACTCATTATGTACCACCTCTTTTATCACCAAATTCGCTGGATAATTCAGTGTTACTTTAACATCACCTGTAATACAAACCAAATCATATACTTTACTTCCTATCGTTAAACTCTCCATTTCTTCGGCACTTATCTGAACTCTTACTTTATTATTAACAAATGTTGTATATATTTTTTTCATAAGAACATTGCTGCTATTAGCCGTATTCTTTATGCTGAATATAACGCTATCGCCGTCTTTCAGTCGATATCCATTAACAGCAAAAGTTACATCAAAAGTATCCCCTTTAGATAAAGATATTTTTTTGCCATCTATTGTCAGCATTAAATTCACCTCAATTTATATCAA